TCTTCCTTGAAGACCTTGAAGTCCTTGAAGACCTTGAAGTCCTTGAAGTCCTTGAGTACCTTGAAAATTACTTAGTGACCCCTGAACACCTTGAAGACCTTGAAGACCTTGAAGACCTTGATTGCCCTGATTACCTTGAAGTCCTTGAGTGCCTTGAGTGCCTTGAGTGCCTTGAGTACCTTGTTGCCCCTGTAATCCTTGATTACCTTGATTACCTTGAAGTCCTTGAACGCCTTGAAGACCTTGATCACCTTGAAGACCTTGTAATCCTTGAAGTCCTTGAAGTCCTTGAAGTCCTTGAAGACCTTGCCTTCCCTGTAAACCTTGAAGACCTTGAGTACCTTGAAAATTACTTAAAGATCCCTGTACACCTTGAAAATTACTTAGAGATCCCTGTACACCTTGCCTTCCTTGATTACCTTGATTACCTTGAAGTCCTTGAGTACCTTGAAAATTACTTAGAGATCCCTGAAGTCCTTGAAAATTACTTAAAGATCCTTGAAGTCCTTGAGTACCTTGGCCACTACCACCACCGCCTCCGCCTTCTCCACTTGCATATGCGAGGTTATTCCATAATGTTGTTCCATCACCAAATTTAAATTTACGGGTATCAGATTCAATACCCATTTCACCTGCAAGTAAAACGGGATTTTCAGAAGACCATTCCGATGAAGTTGCATACTTCAAAATTACATGGTCAATATCAGCAATTCCATATACCCTAAGACTATCTACCTCCAGATAAGATATTTCTTCGGGTGGTCTATCTACATAATAGATTTTAATTCTGGTCATTTTGCTAATCTATTATCGTAATCCCAACCAGCTATTGAATATTCAGAATTATCACCTGGGTAATCATTTGGAGTTATTCCTTCATATTCTGGAATTAATTTTTCCCCTAAACGATCTGCCCAAACCTGGTAATAACAATTGATACTTGTTCCATTTCCAGATTTGACAACAATTCTTTTACCCCACTCTATTTTTTCCACAATTAAATCTTGACTATGTCCTATTTGAGTAAGATTAACAGTAATTGTTTCTGGGTCAACCAATCCACTCCAATAATCAGGAAGATCAATAATATTATTATTTACCAATTTTCCTCTCACATAAACTGCAGACTCTGGTCCTTCTACACAAATATGCCTTAAACGATGATTCGGTTTATTTGGATGAGGAATATCAAATCCTTTCTTAGAGTTTACTGTAGCAGCTAAGTTTCCTAAACCATCAATAAAAACCTGCCCTCTTATGGAAGTTATTTTACTTTGAATACTTGTAGTCGGAGATACAATAGTATTAGATTTAGCAGAAACAAATTTGTTTCCTGAGGCTGAGGATACCGAAAAACTTTTAGATTTAAATGTAGTTGATACACAATCAGATGAAAAAGATGAACCTATCAAGTTCACCATTCCTTTACAAACAAAACCTCCTGTTTGAGTGTGCAATCCTGAGAAATTTGAAAGACCCTTTAAACTCATACTTAATGGAGTTGTTGGATTTGGTCCCACATTTAAAGCTGCAAAATCTAAACCAGTTGACTGACCAAAATATCCTTCGTATATGTTTGCAACTCCACTTTTAAAAAAATTTGTTGGGATATTTACTGCAGCTCCAAAAACTACGTTTAATCCTTCTATTATACCAAATGAATTAGAATCTTGATATGCCATCTACACTGCTCCAGTTTTTCCGCAAGAATTTGTTAGTCCTTCAATTAAACTTCCCCAATTTCCAGCAAGCAAACTTTTTATAGTTGATATTGCAGTAACTGGACCAAAGGTTTTCATGTCCCCAGACATGCTAATAAAATTTCCGCTTACAAGATTAATTCCAGCTGTTCCATTTATACAAATTTTCGATCCAGCCAATCTAACTTCTTCGGTAGAGGCAAGAATAATGTATCCATTTGAACTAACTAAAAAATTACCTTCACCTTTACCACCTTTAGTTTCAAAAAATATGTTTTTTGCTTTTAATCTTATGTTTCCTCTTTCTGCATTTAAAACTAAATCACCATTTTTAATACAAATAGCTTTACCAACAGCTTCTTTTTGCTGAGGATCTATTTCATGTCCACAAGTTTCATAACTAGCACCCTGAATATGTTCAACTTTACTTCCATTTTTTGCATAAACAACATGATTATTTGCGGAAGTCATAATCGTTAAATCTCTACCATCATCTTTAGATTCAGGTCCAACAGACCCACAATGAATAAAACAATGTGAATTATTTGCGACTGTAAAATCCGGTGCTTGTTTTGACATTATTTACTAATACAATCTATTATTTGAACAATTTGATTCTGATCAATTTCAATTAATTCATTATCTTTTAAAAACTGATCTAAAGGTATAAAATCTAGTTCAACTCTAAATTTTGCCCCCACTCCAGTATCACTATTTATTTCGAATTCTGGAATAGATGTAAATCCATATCCAGGATTTAATATCGTTACTGAGGCAATTCCACCAGAAGGAGTTAATACTAACTCAAAATCAGATTCAGATCCATCAGGAACAATTACTTTATCAGTTGGTGTATATCCACTTCCAGTATTAAGAACTAAAACATCTCCAACAACTGCAACTGCAGGAACTGGTGGTGACAATGGAGGAACTGGTGGTGCTAATACTGGTGATAATGGAGAAACTGGTGGAGCATCTGCTAAAGATACTGGACTTGAGGCAATAAATCTAAGTATATTTGATATTGTAATAAGATTTCCAGATTTATCATAAGCACTCACATAAATTTCGTAAATATGTGTTTCTCCATCAGGTGGAGCTGGTCCACCCCATCCATTAGGACTAACTGGGTCTGGATCCCACCCAGTTTTATTGACAATTACACCAGGTGGCCATGCACCATTCTCAGAAATTTTTGTAAATGATGGATCAATATTATCAACAGACCAGTGTATAAAATCAAAACTTGTTTTATCAAGACATATTACTCTCCAACTTGAAACCGAAGATGTATCACCACTAGAAATCCACTCTAATTGAGGACTTATATTGGATCCTTTACCAGTATATAAATTATAGCGATATGGAATTGAAATATTAGAATTATTTGAGAAAGAACTACTATTTACGGAAATTGTTAATGGAGATAAACCTGGTGATGCAGTTGGAGGTGTTGGAATTATTACTATCGAAGTATCATTTACCCTTATAGATGCTGATGTTACAACTATAGGACCAGTGGAACTTCCGGTTCTAATTTCAATAGCAAAATTTTCTACAGATTCAGTAAGACTATCGGATTGTAAAGCTCTAGAAAAACCTCCTTTTCCACTAGTAATAACGAAACTATCTGTTAATTTTTTATCGGTAAAATCAACATCAGAAACAGTTCCTAAAGTAGTATAATGTAAAACAGTTCCATCGACAACATTTGTAGTTGTTACATCAAAGTTTATAATTTTACCTTCATCAACAGCAAGCAATGAAGGTATTATGACATAAGAAGGTGCCGGTGGTCCTACAACTGCTGCTGCTGGTCCAACTGGAATTGGAGGAGATACTACTGCTGCTGCTGCAGACGGTTCTGTTAATTCAAAAATAACCTTCAATTTGGTGCTTTTTGTACTAGAAGATGCAGGAACAGCAATAAGATTAAAAGAATTTTCACGATATTTTAATCCAGATTTATTTGTTTTTAAATTTGCAGTATATGAACCAAGTGGATTAAAATCTGCTGGTTTTGGTGTAATAAAAGACAAATTTCCATCCAGAGAGTTTGAAATTACATTTTGCCCCTCAAATATTGATTTAGATACGTCTGGTTCTTCAGTATACACAGTAACAGCATCTGTTGTTTCCCATTCAATTAATACTAGTTGCCCTTCAGAAACAACAATCACATCTCCATCATTAACTTTATTACCATTTATTTTTACAGAATCTATTTTCGCATCAAGGTTGGCGGGAGGTGCGCCGGGAACTAAAGCAAGAGAAGGATCCCTAACAGTTATGTCTATAACTTGTTTACTTCTCGTTGGTGCATAAGGTGGAGAAACTTTATCCGCAATTAAGGTAAAGGATTTTTGCGTTTCTTGCTTACCGGGATCAAAAGAAACATCTTTAGAAGTTATTGTATAATCAAAAGTTCCATTTAAAGGAAGTTTTGATGCTGCTGGATATCCAGATATGGAGACATTAGTAGCATCAGAAACATCCCACGATAAAGTTATTGTATTGTTTATATCAATAGGGTTAGGAGATCCAGCAAATGATTTAATTAAAGGGGGATTTATTGCAGTTGACGAATAACCACTTCCAGGAGTAGCAATGTTTATCTTACAAACGGAAGTTGAATTTGGACAAAGAACTGCATATGCAGATGCATTTCTTCCACAATTAGCAGGATCTACGATAGATACGAAAGGTGGAGATTTATAACCAGATCCACCAAATATCAAATTTGCTCCTATGACTTGCCCGATACTATTGACTATTGCAGTTGCTACAGCACCAGATCCACCACCACCAAAAATTTGAATTTGAGGAAGTCCGCAAGCAAATGTTCCACTATAACATCCTCCAGGAGAAATGTATCCGGAATTACTAGGACCAAAGAAATCGTCCATCCATCCTTTTACATTTTTAGTTGCGTCGGTGGCGAAGGAAAAATTAGTCCAACTGTCATCATCTGCATTTTTTGGTCCTGCCCATGGAGATGCTCTTAACTCTTTAACTTCTGGACAATCTGGTTTATCGCATAAAAATCCTTCAAAACCAAGAACAAAATCAATTATTTCATATACAGAACTTAAAATTTTAGTAGCACCTCCTAAAGCACTATTCAGTTGATTTAATATCGGTTGAATAGCTCTATCAATATCATTCAATAATTTGTTTATAAGTGCATTAGTAAATTGTTCTGCAGCACAAAAAGGAGCATTTATAATTTGTCCTACTAAGGAATATAAAAAATCTGCAACTAATCTTGCAAGACCAGAAATAATATCACCCAGTTTACAAAAAAGTTGATCAATAATTACTTTCAAAAGACCACTTTTAATTTGTTTCATTAAAGGTGGCAATAGCATCTGCAAAAGATCTTCGATTCCAGCTCTAATTTTTTTTAAAATCCACTCCCTAACTCTTTGAACGATTGTTTTTAATTCTCCAGCAATTCCTTGTATAGTTGCTTGAATTTCCCCAGTTAAATTTTGAATTGCATTAATTGACCCATTAATATACTTTTGTGCGTATTTTTTGACTCCTTTTAAAACTGTAAAAAAGTTCAATAAAAATCTATTAATGCCCGCCATGGTCCCTGTTCCACAGGGGTCTGCCATTGGCCAAGCAATATCATTCAATTCTTCAAAACTTTTTCCTGCAGCAGTATCAAATATACTCCTATAACCTGCACCTGGCAATACACTAGAATTAATGTCAAATTTATAAAATGACTGGTCGGAATTATAAGCGTCAGATAAATTAAAAGATGTCATACTTTTTATTATGGCGTAATTCCAAAATCTTGAAGTGACGGAACAACTGGTGATTTAGATCCAGATTTTGATGGAGATTCTGAGGTTTTTAAATGATAACTTTGTGGAGTGTTATACCCATACCAATTTAAAGTTTTTTTAAATTCTGTACTTTGTTTTGTTTTAACTTCACTTCCACCAATATTATAATAAGGATCATGTCTTCCGAGAACACCAATTATCATTGGTTTTTCATAATCATCATCTAAAAAAATTCCAATGACCCATTCACCACCACCAATTCCCGTTGATGTTCTATTTAGTGATCCATGAGTATTCGGCTTAAGGACAATTGCCCAAGGAAGATCTTTGTCCTGAAGTAAAGTTCCTTCTAATGGATGATATCCCATAATACGAACTTTAACTCGATCACCCCATCCTTCAGGACTTGTTTTATTTGCAGTCTGATCTAATGGTACTTGCCCTATAAACCATCTTGGTGGACTTTTTCCAAAAAACCCCGGTTTAAACATATCTATAAGAATTTATTTAATCTTATATCTTATATAGATCATAATCAAGAAGATTTATACAAACCATACGTATCACGAACCAAAGTTAAGGACGTAAATGATCTTTTTGTATCAAAATTATGACACAAATGTACAATCAAATAATTACCACTCTGATTTTCTTCAAATCCACCCTCAGAAATTCTATCTTGCTCCGAAGTCATTTTTTGGAATAAACAAAGAATTACGTCCCCAGCCTTTAAATTTGGATTGCATGGTATTGTCATCGTCAAAATTTGAGAAAATAATAAATTATAACGTATAACTGCTCTTGCCTGATATTCTCTAGGATTATTGTTTATGGATGTGCTCAATCCAACTTCCATATTCCCAGAATCCAAAATAAAATGATGAGTTCTGGTAAAGGCATCATCTACATCAAATTCTCCAGGATATTCTGGTTTATTACCTAAACTTTTGATTCCGGATTTAGACAACCCCAAATATAATTCACTATATTCAAAAGTAGATGGGTTAAAAAAAACATTTTTTGTTTTGTATATTCCGGATTTTAAAGAGTTTAGAATATTTTGATTTTTTTGAAAAGAATATGAGTAAATTCTATAATCATTATCATCATTATCAAAACTACTAGTTGATTCGGAATAATATGCGTAAGGTGTAGAAACATTAACTGGAGGAGCAGCGACTAAAGAGTCAATCGATCTAAAATTATATCCAACCTGATTTTCCCAAAACAAATATCCAGCAGATCCATCAACTGGAACCGATTTTGAGCACAATGATGTTATCAATGAGAAAGGATTTTTACCAGATCCTAAAAATGCATAAGAATTTTTAGTTTGCTCTATATTAAGTTTTGATGGAGAAACTCCAAGTTCTTTAGATAAAATATCAAGAACGTTTTGGGATATATTATTATAATATTTTTTATAAACTGTTTTTGTTTCATTCTTAAGTCCATATTCAGATACTAATGATAAAACAGTTGCTTCTCGAAAAGATTCTTGTTTTGGGGATGATGCGGCAATCACTCTTAAAGGATCATTTCTAAAATTCAAGGATCCCAATTTACCCTTAATTATAAATTCAAATTTTTCATTTCCTCGAATGGGTAAAGAATTTAAAAGAGTTCCTCTTCTTTGTGCTTTATCGTATGTAGAATTCGCAGAAACAGAATTTGCTAAATCAACATAAGTGACGTTTGCCGTTACTTGAGGTGATAGTAAACTTTCATAATAAGAAAAATTTACGATTGTAAGTTTATTATCTAAATCTGTAAAATCAATTCTTCTTCCATCCTTATCGATGACCATGTGTTCATAATTTGAAGAAGCTGATGCATTACTTGCCATTTTTTATTCTCCTATGCTAAACCATCTCTAGCACCAGCAAAAATACGAGATGCTGTTGATGAATTATTATTTCCAGAGTTTGTTTGTACTGTTCTGGTCATTGCGATTGTTTGAACATCTTTTACTATGATTGGTTGTGTTCTATTTAATATAAACACCTGTTGATTAGAACCACCACCCAAAGAAGCAATTTCAGAATTCTTAGATGTTGGTGTAATTAAAGACGCTGCAGCAGTTCCCGGTTCAACCGGTTTTTTAGTCTTAAATTTTAATTCATTCAATATATCTTTTAAAAATTCAGTATTTCCTTTTTCAATGTCAATAGACTCTTCGAATAAACCAAATGGATCAATCTTCTTAGAGAATTTAAGTTTATTACCATCTTTTTCAATTTTGTAATATATTACATTTCCATTTTTATCTTTGACACCAACTTCGATTTCTGGTTGTTTAATAGTATCAGTTATATTTTTTATTTCTGCAAGGGGAGTAAGATTTTGAGGTTTAATTGGTTGAGTGTTTTGTTTAGCACCCAAATCTTCTAAAAATTTAACTGGATTAACTGTCCCTGCATAGTCTCCACCAGGTCCTGCTTTTCCTTTTCTAAGTTCATAATGTATCACACCTGTTCTAGATTCTCCCTGAACAACCGCATCTCCGGGAACAACAGTATTACCTACTCTAACTAAAACTTGTCTTCCCTCAGCAATTCTTTCAGTCATATTAATTCTGGGGTTGTAAATATCAACTCCATATCCATCTTCACCATATCTAAATCCTGCTCTAATTACTTGACCACCAATTCTACTATAAAATTTGTCATTGCCACTTATATCATAATCAACACCAGCGTGTTTTCTATCTGGTATTCCATCTTTATCATCATCTCTAGGAGCACCATAAAACTGACCTACATCAGTGTTAGTAGGTGGAAGTGCAGGAAGACGACTTTGACTTAAATCTGTAATTGCTTTTGGAAGTTTGCCCTTATACTTTGTATAAAATCCTTTTGCATAACTTTGACGCTCTGGAAGTCCATGACTTGCTCTTTCATATTTTTTATACCAAATTTTAGCAGCTTCTTCTGGTGTTTGTGCTTTCTTAATTTCTCTTAAAGTTAAAGCTTCTGGTCCACCCAATTCCTCCCAAGTCCACTTCAATTGAGTATCAATATTTTCTGGATTTAATCCCTTTTTCTGAGCCCATTTTACCAATCGACCCCATCTATCTCCAGATCTTTTATTATCCCATTGAAATATTCCAATAAATTTTGCAGGTTTTCCTTGAATTGATTCAGAATGTGCAATAGTTGGATTAAACCCACTTTCTTGTTGAGCATTTCCCATGATTCCCGAAACTGCAATATCAGATAATCCTTTCCCCTTAAAGAAATTCCAAACTCTGTCTGCACCATTACCTTCAAAAACTTCAGCAGCCCCAGTTGAAATTCCCCCGCCTGGTCCAGTTCCACCTGGACCTGGTGGCAAATCTGTGGTTCTCATCGCATCATCATCTTTAACTTTCAAACGTAAATTTTTAATTTCATTTAACTTTTTTAAAATATTAAAAAATGAATTATTATTTTCTTCATTTTTCTTTGATGTTTCTTCGGAATTAGAAACATTTTGTCTAAATTTTTCAAAGTAATTAACTGCTTTTATAGTTCTTCTTCCTATAGCAGTTCCACCTGGTCTGGCAAATGGAGTGCGTGTTGTTGGTTTTGGACCAGGTTTTAATAAATACGGTGCAGTTTTAGAAACATCAGAAGGTCCACTTCGTCCAGTTCCTTCTTGAGGTGGAATATTACCAACTGTTCCTCCTCTTTGCAATTTCTGAACAGGGGGATTTGACCCAGGAGGTTGCGGTTGAACAGGAGGTTGCTGTTGAACAGGGGGTTTTGGTTGAGTGGGTTGAGTAGGTTTTGTATCATACTTTGAAATATTTTTTCTCCCCTGTTCTATAACTTCATCAACAGATTGACCTTTTTCTTCTAGTGCTTTTTTCCCCCCACCAGCAGTAAAAGCAGAATATTTTTCAGGTTCTTTTGATGCGTCTGGAATTTTATCAACATCCAAATCTTTAATCAAACCACCAAAAGACAAATCTAATTCATCAAAAGTTTGAATTAAACTTCCAATTTGATTTTTGGTAGACCTAATAGTATCTAATGCAAATTTAAATGATCCTCCAATATAAGGTCTTATAAATTTTATAAATTTGGCAAGACCCACAATACCTTTGCCAATTATATCAAAAGCAAACTTGATTGTATTTCCAATCCATGGATTTTGCTCAAAAAATGTTTTTATTTTTCCAAAAATATCTTGAAGTTTTGTAATAATTGTTGGCAAATTATTAACTACGATTCCCAGCAATATTAAACCAAAAAATTCTTTAAATTTATCAATTAAACTTAAAGGACCAGACAATAATTTTTTTCCTATATTTTGAATCACCGATATTTTATCGGATGATTCTAGTTTAGATTCTTTTTTCTTAATTTCTTCTTGATTTTTTTTAATTAAAACAAATTTATTTTTTTCAGAATTTATTTTCTTAATTTTTTTCTGATTAGAAATTAAAGAACTTCTAATATTTGTAACATTTAATTTTAATCTTTTTGCAATAGTGTCAATCATACTAATATACCTAGAGTGACAGCAGTTAATGCAATTTCCTCTTCATATAACGGATTAACCGAAGAAATATTTGGTAAAGGTGTTGGATTTCCTGATGGGGCAGGAATACTACCTGGTTGTCTATTATCAACTGTTATTGGTGGTAGTGGCATATTAATGACACTGACCGAAGAAGATGGTAAAGATGATAGTAAATTATTTGGTTTTTCAAATGATTTTTGTAGATTATTTGGTTCTAACTTCGCAGAATTTGAAAAATAATTTTTATAATTAAAAGAAGTATCTGGGTTAAATTTTATAACAGGTAAAGAAGTAGGACCAGGAGTGCCTGGAGTGCCTGGAGTAACAGGAGTAACAGGAGTAACAGAAGAGTCGACCTGCTGGCTCCTAGGAATAGGCTTAGGAGTTTGTGCTGGTTTGATTGGTTTGGGAGTCAGTTCTCCAACGGTATCTCCTATTTTTGGTGCTCCAGGAATTCCAGGAGCGCCAGATGCTCCTGGTTTACTTGCATCTGGCATTACTGGGGTTGATGCAGGTATAGGAGCGGGAGGAGTAGCAGATCCAGATGGAGAAGTAGCAGGAGCAGGAGCAGGAGCAGTGGGAGGAGCACCAGCGGATCCAGAAGCATCAGAGGTAGGAAGAGTAGGGGCAGGAGGAGGAGCAGGAGGATCTGTAGTTGTAGTTCTACCAATAGATTTTATATATTTTTGTCTCAATCTTTTTTCTTCATCTTTTAAGATTTTTTCGTAGTTTTCAAGAATCTCAGAAAAATTATCAGTGTTTCCAGTTTCTACTGTATTAACTTCTTCTTGTCTTCTAATTGCTTTGGTAAATTCCTGCCACATTTTTGCACCATTATCATTAACATCTTTTAATAATGGTCTCCAACGCATTGACTCACTTGCTTTAATGACCTCTTCACCTTGGTCTAATCTAATATTTTGACCACTTCTGGTCATAGCAGGAACCATATCAACTCCTAATCGATCACCTTGCCCCACAGTTCCACCTCTAGACATTCCTAAAGGTGAAATAAAAGTTTTATATTTTTCACCTAAAGACTCTAAGATAGAAATAGTTTCTACAGGATATCCAATATATGAAAGAGGTGCTTCTATTTGAGCAATCTCTTTGAGTTTTTGTATTTCTTTTTTATATTCTTGAGGATTAGTTTTCTTTAATTCTTTTAATTTTGAAACTCTTTGTTTCATAACTTCTGGACCCACAGTTAGTCCATACAAAGAACTGGCAATTGCAAAAGCACCAGCACCCCGACCACCACCAGAACCTCCAAGTCCTGATGGTAATTTTGTTATTGGTTTTAATTTTGGTGGTGGACCTTTTGGAATAGAGGGGGCTTTAAAGGGTTTTTGTCCAGCTAAGGGATATGCCTGTCTTAATGGAGTTCCACTTGGAGTGACTAAAGGACCGGAGGGTTTTATTGGTCCACCCAATGGTTGACCTTGAGAATTTAATAAAGGACTACTTTGTGGACTAATAGTCGGTTTAGTTGGTGTTGGTCTAGTTATTGGTCTAGATGGTGTTGGTCTGGTTGTTGTTGGTGTTGATGGTTTTTTCGGAAATTTAAAATTCTTAAACCATTGAAGAATTTTTTTAAGTTTTAATCCAATTCCAAAAATAACACCAACAAGCTTTGCTAATTTATAGGCAGCAAAAATGATTAAAAGTTCTTGCCAATAATCTTTTATAAAATTAAATAACTCTGTTAATTTTTTCTGATTATTTTTGTCGCTCAACCAAATAAAAGCATTATTCACTAAAATGCCAGTGAATATAATTGAAAAGAAATCAATTAATTTATCAAAAATACTTCTAAATGGTGCAGTAACCTTTTCTAAACTTTTACCTAATATTCCTTTACCACCCTTTTCTATTCTTGCTTCTTTATCTGCTACTTTTTTCGATGCTATTTTTTTCTTTTCATTTTCAAGATTTTTCTTTTCATTAAAAATTCTATTAAGAAAATCAAGAGATAATTGTTTTTTTACATCTAGGAGAATTTTATTAGTCTGATCTAAAATCTGCCCAAGACCAAATATACTTGGACTTTCTTTAACTTCTGTTTCTGGTGCTTGAAGATCAGATGGGGATAGGGAAGATATTTTTGGTTTTATTAAAGATTTTACAAAACTAAAAGAAGATTTTTTGAGCGTTATTTGGGAAGTGTTTGCACCAGAAAATACCGAAGATTTAATATTTCTTCTACTAATCTTCGGTATTGATGGTGCCTTATAAGTTTGATTAATTTCCACGTTGCTGCGCTTTGGCGTTTTCTTCTTCTATGTGGTTTTGTAAAAGACTCACATAAACATCCCTCTCCCAAGGCATCATATTTTCAATCTCCCATAATGAATATTTATGGTGTTGAATCATCGCAAAATTAATTTTAAAATATGACTCAATATTTGTGTGAGCCATCATCAGGTGAAAAAACTAGCTAAACCCTCCAAAACGACTTCACTTTCAACTTTAGTCTTTGGATTCTTTACAACAATAGTATGAGATAATTTAGGCATTGTAGTAAAGAATTCTTCAATTTGTTTGAACTGTTTCGTATTCATTTGTTCAATAAATTCTTGAAGTTCTTTCTTTGTACAATCAACAGTAGACCAAGATTCTTCCTGAGTGTAAACCATATCAATGCAAGATATGATCATCGACAAAGACTTGTCAACATCAGTATCTTCGTTATTAAATTCAAAGTTATTTTCGACAAATTGATCTAACGAAGGATACTTCATTTTCATAGAAATATCATCATCTAATTTAATAAGATTAGAATGGTTCTTATCTTTTTGAATTTTAATAGATTCGATATCAATTTCCATGGTTACTTGAGTTTCATTATCATCAGGACAAGTAACACTCACTTCTATTTTTTCACCAATAGATCTGGATCTAACATTTAAAAATAAGTATTCAATATCAAACATCGAAAGTTCAGATATTTTAATGCTTTTCGTAAGAATACATTCACTTAAAATCTGAACAATAGAATTAGTAATCTCTTTCATATCCTCAGATTCTAATGCCAATATTAGAATTTTTTCTTCCTTAACTAAAAAAGGTCTATATTTAATTTTTTTACCATTTGATGGTAATTCTAACTCATATGTTGGGGTTGAAATCTTTGGTAAAGGCATAATCCTTAATACAATTCATTTTCAATTATTTATTGTACTTATAGTGGAGGTAATCCAAGTAAAGATATGACAGATGGGGGAACTACTTGCCCATTTGCATATCTATATTCTGAAAATATTCCACTTCCAGTATCAAAATCACTCTGGAAAATACCAGGAGAAATTTCCGCTTTACCAACCTGCGTTGGTGCAAACTCTCTTCTCATAATATAACGATCATAATTCATAGTCACCGTCACTTTCATCAATTCAGCTTCACCATAAGCAATTGGAATTGAAGCAACTGACTTTGGAAATGAATTTATTAATTGAAATGATACATTTTCAGCACCAGAAGAGTTCCAATCTCTTTCAAACTTTTTAATATAAACTCCAGATTTATTTTTATAATTATTTGGATATTGAAACCTACGAAAGTAGTTTCCACTAGATAAAACATTCGGATCATCTAAAGACAATTCACCTCCACCAGAAATATAATCCATCCAGGCTTCAAAAAATCCTAAAACTTTATATTCTCTGTCAACATAAAAAGTAAAATCTATGTCAGTATTAATTCTTGTATGGGCAAATTCTTGAGATACTCCCATAAAATTATCTTTAACTTCAGCAGTAGCATACGACGATGTTGGAATTGTCGCTTCAGAACACAACAATCCTAATCTATTTTTAAAATCATTATTAAAATCTATACTTCCATAACGATTTGAACCATTTCTCAAATGTTCCAAAAAATCCACAGGATCAGTGGAATTAGTTCTCAATAACCACCCAGGTTCTATAAAAACCTGATATAAATTTGTCCGCGCCAAGTTTAAAAAACTTGGCAAAGTATTCATATGTACTTGACCTATTGCAGGTGGTGTTGCCATCTAAATATTTTAGTGATTCTTTACTTATATGTATGTCATATAAAGGAAAATATAAACCATCATATCCACAAAAGTACAAAGGAGATCCTACTAATATTATATACAGATCTCTTTGGGAAAGAAAATTTATGGTTTATTGCGACAATAATAATAAAATCTTAGAATGGGGATCTGAAGAAATTGCACTACCTTATCGTTCTCCTGTAGATAATAGAATTCATAGATATTTTCCAGATTTTTATATCAAAGTAAAAGAATCAAATGGAGAAATTAAGAAATATTTAATTGAAATCAAGCCATTAAAGCAATTGTCCCCTCCATCAAAACCAAAACGTCAAACTAAACAATATCTTTATGAAGTATATGAATATGCAAAAAATCAAGCAAAGTGGCAAGCAGCAAAAGAATTTTGTGAAGATCGTCAGTGGCAATTTAAAGTCATTACAGAAAAAGAATTAGACATCTAAAATGCCAAGAAAACCATTAAAGAAAAAAGAAAAACTTCTTACGGATACAAATTTAGAAATAAATCGTGTTCGTAAAGTAGTTCAGGATTTAAATGGAACTGAAGATCCTGATGATATAATGATGGATCTTATGGAATCTTTAAGTGAAAGTGGAAAAATTCCAAAATCTGGAAAATATTATATTTTTGTGTATAATCCCAAAACACCAAACATAACATATGATCAAAATCCATTTGTTGCAGTCACTGATGTTTTTAGTTGGGGATTCCGTGGTATTAATTTTCACTGGGGTGAAATACGGCAATACACTTGGGATGAAATTCCAGGTTCTATCTATGAAATTTATACCTCAGAAGTAAGAGATTTGCAACAAATACCTTTTGCAAAAATACGTCTAAATAGTTAGAAAAGGATAATGGCAATAAATGTTTTAAGATATCCTTATGAAGCTATAACTGATAAAACCGATTATTTACAAATCACCATTAAGAAATACAATCCAGCAAGGACAGGATTGATCAGATCTGGTTCGCCAAATGCTACTGCAATTGATGTTGGAAATCCATCAACATTATACAGTCAAACACTAGCACAAGATGGTGTAATATTATTACCAATGCCATCAAACATTCAAGATAGCAATTCAGTAAGTTATAGTGATGATAGTTTGGATTCTTTAACTGCTAAACTTGTTAGTGGTGCAGGAAATTTAATGGATACACCTTTTACCAAAGATGGTGGATCTGCTGGATTTTCGAAGGTAATAGAAGATGTGGGGATAAGAGCTGGGAAATTAGCAAAAAGTATTTTAGATGATCCAGCCACTAAAGATGTTGTTATGAAGCAGTTAGCAGCACAAGCAGCAGGTGTTTTGGGGGGAAACGTCACTCTTAATCAACTTCTTGCTAGAACTGGAGGGCAAATTCTAAATCCAAATATGGAACTTCTATTCAATGGAGTAACTTTAAGAACGTTTAGATTTTCATTTAAGATGACTCCTAGGGATAAAAAAGAATCTGAACAAGTAAGACTTATAATTCGTTCTTTGAAAAAAAATATGTCAGCAAAACCAGATGGAACTTTTTTAAAATCTCCTAATATTTTTGATTTAGTGTATAGACAAGGTCCTGTTGATCATAAATTCCTACATAAATTTAAACCCGCAGCATTAACTGATATGTCGGTTAATTATACTGGCGAAAATGTGTATGCAACATATCATGATGGTACGCCAATTTCAATATCCATGGATTTAACATTTAAAGAACTAGTTCCAATTTATGAAAATGATTACGATCCAGTAGCAGAAGGAGTAGGATTCTAAAATGGGATACTTCAGAGAACTACCAAATTTAGAGTATCTTTCACCACTATCAGATCGAACTTCCTCATCTGAATATATTGAAGTTAAAAATCTTTTTAAAAGAGTAAAGATCAGAAGTGATCTTCAAAATATTTTTACAGTTTTTAATAAGTACGAAATACAAGAAGATAAAAGACCAGATCAAGTTGCAGAAGAACTTTATGGATCTCCTAATTTAGATTGGGTAGTTTTAATTACTGCAGGAATAATAAACATAAAAAATGAATGGCCATTATCTAACAACGATCTTTTTAATTTTGTTTATAATATTTACGGTGAAGAAATAAATTCAACTCATCATTACGAAACAAAAGAAGTTAAAGATTCAAACGGTAGGCTTATTTTACCAGCAGGACAGATTGTTGATTACAATTTTAAATCCCCAAGACCAGAAGTTGATGATCAAATAAATTCTTCTTATATAACTTTTTATGATTCCCAATTAAAGCAATATGATACAAAATATAATATTACAGTTCCTGTGACAAACTTAGAGTATGAAACTAAAAAAAATGATGAAAAAAGAACAATATATGTGCTAAAACGTGGTTATTTACAACAATTTTTAAATGATAGTCGCCAATTGATGTTGTATTCACAATCTTCTCAATATGTGGATGATAGATTGAAAAAAGCAGATAATATTAGAATTAAATCACCATAAGAGTTTCAAGTTTCATAAAAAAAGGGGAGGCCGTTGCCTCCCCTGTATTATAGCGCAATCAATCGTCAGATGCTAATTTTGCGAAATATGAGAGTGCATCATCGTCTTCATCCTCCACTGGTGCAACAGCACGACGGGTGGGTTGAAGATTGTTCAGTTCTGTGCGAAGGTCTTCATCAAGTTCCTTCACAGGACCACGATAAGTTTCCTCATCTTCAACTTCTTCATCAATACGATTAGAACCTTTAGATCCAAGAACAGAACTCAAACGAGTTTTCAGTTCCTCATAAGTTTTGAACTGATCTGGAGCAACAAATTCGGCAAGAGAATATTGCTTCTTCCAAATTGCTTCCATCGCATCATCATCGTCCAGCAGAGAACCTTGTGCGGCAAACTCACTGGAGTCATAGTTGCGATAACCAGCAACATTTTTAGCCTTCAGTTTGAAGTTTGCACCTTGCCAGAAGTCAAAGGGATCAATAGGAGTCTCATCTTCAAACTCAGGTTGCATCGCTTCGGTAATCTTATCAAAGATTTTTTTACCATATTTGAAGAGGAAAACCTTAGCTTCATTTTCAGGGTTTGTAGGATCCTTTACGACATAGATGTTAGAAACGTAGGTGAGTTTGCGCTTCTGCTTACGGGCAACTTCCTTACCAGAATCAGTTCCATTATTCCACAAACCAGAATTGTGTTCACAAACTGGACATTTTTGATTGATAGTAGTTAGGCATTGGTCGATTAACCAACCACCAGGACCTTGAAATGCGTGGCTATAAACTTTAACAAAAGGAAGATCTTCTCCATCAGGTGCAGGGAGGAAACGAATTACGGCATAACCATTACCGCTTTTATCTACATCCAGTTTCCACAAACGTTCATCATTGGAACCGCTGCTTGTATTCATTTTTTCAACTTCTTTCACCAATTTTGCGGTGAGAGAACCAAGTTTAGACTGTTTTTTAAGATCGGCAAATGCCATTTAGATACCTCGGATTAATTGGATTGTTTGGATTACTCAGATAGTATAACAGGGATTCACTCAACTGTCAATGTAGTCTTTGAGGGATTGAATCGTTTTGGTCATACTACCAAATAATATACTCATATCAGTCTCTGGTGGGAATCCCATCAGAGCAACTGATTTTCTTAAGTTCTCTTTCATTTCAACCGCTTTGGGGTCGTCTGAAAGAGACAACCTAGTATACATCACTCTCTGCTTTTCTAGCAAGAGTTCAAGTTTCTCAATGTGTTCCAGTTTAGTCTCACGGGGCATCATACCGAAAGAAAGAATACTTCCGTAAATACTCTCTTGCAACTGATTGATTTCTTTTAGTTCTTCTTGAATAATATCAGAATCAAAAAATCTACTCATCTATAATTTCCCGTAAAATCTTTTTAAATTGAAACACATCTGTATTTAGAAATGGTGCATATTTTTTAATTTTTAAACTTACGGTTTCCCACACTGGATCCAAAAGTTTCTTATCAAAATCTTTTGAGAAATGGAATATTTTTTCGTAGATTGTTAAGGTTTCTAGCGACAATTGCCCGCTTAGAAACTTTTTGAGGACTGGTGGATGCCCTTTGGAACAATTCAAGGCATCCTCTAATTTGGTCCCCAAGAAGAATTCGTTGCTTTGTTCCTTGAATAAGTAAGTCAAACTCTGTTGTCTTCGCATCCAGTCTGCATAAGTCCTTTCTCCAGAATTGATAATTTCTCCAATCCATAAGTTGCCTGGTGTGTCTGCCGATACAAAGTTTGATACTAAAAAATCTACGACTTCTTTGTCAGAATACTTGCGACTTGTTTTCTCAAAAAAATATTTATCCTTTCTTTTATTGAAAGAAGTTACACTAGCACGGGTCTTCGCACCATATCTAAAGAAGTCGTATTTTGGATTTGTGAAATGATTTTTGAGTGACAGATAATGTTGATAAGTTTCAAAAGGAGTCACGATCATAGGGGCAGTTTTGCTCTCGAAGTTTTTTTCATGAAATTAAGACGAGTTGCGTCCCACTTAAGTTTTTCTTTAAGAGGTTTTGAAATTAATTTAGCAACAGATTCTACCTCTATACTATTCATTTCACAATAATAACAAATAGAATCTATATAATTTAATTTTTCATCAACAACTATTTTTTCAATTTCTAAAGCAAATTTAGAAGGTGTCAAAAACTTGTTTTGTATAGCCTGTTCTATTTCTTTACTTTGTTCCATATGATTCCAATTTATCTCTAACAAACTCTCTAATGTATTCTGTGAGTAGTTTGATGTATTTTGATTTGTCTCTTTCTTCATAGACGACGCATTCTCCATTTTCACAAGCCATGATGATTACAAGTTTTTTGACTGAAATACCAGTCAGTTCGTATAGCATACAACCATATGCCATACACTGAACAAAATAATGTTCGATCCACTCTCGTGGTTTAGGTTTTTTAGAAGTTTTAAAGTCAATTATTGCTAACTCGCCATCATATTCAGCGATACAATCAACTGTCCCAGCAATACCCAGTTGCTTACTATATAGGGACCCTTCAAGGGCGTAAATATTATTTATACGATTGAGAGTTGACTTAGAAATCTTGAATAAGAACTCAGAAAGTGGTTGAACTTCTGGCAGATTCTCATTTTTAAGATGATGTTCAACTAGCGTATGCATGTCAGTGCCACGACTTGTGGACTGACGCGTAATTTTATCTGCTTCTTCTTCACCAACTCTTTTTCGCCACTTAACAAATATTTGACGATTTTTATGACTGGTTACAGAAGTAATAGAAACAAGTTTGAGTAGTTCTTCATTATCAGGAACTTTATAGTATCTTACCCCATCAATCGTTTCTCTCTCAAGTTGGGGTAAATCCAAATCAACATGATTAAATGTCAAAAACCTGCCTCCATTTTTGCGATAATATATTCTTTAACAAGTCCAGAACGAACAATATCCTCTACACCAAATTCAATTATATCAAAAGAAGGCATTTTACGCAAGACTGTCATAAAGTCTATAATGCCATTTTTTTCATTTGTTTTTTGAAGGTCTGATTGTGAAGCATCGCCGCAGAAACAAATTTTAGTATTTTCACCAACACGAGTGATAATTGAATCAAGTTCATGAAATGACATGTTTTGAAACTCATCCACAATCACAATCGCATTATCAAGAGTTGTACCACGAAGGAATGAGGTGCTCCAAAACTTAATTGTTTCTTGCGATTTAAGATTGCCATAAAGCATCTCAAAGTCAGCGTCAGAAGGCATCTGGAACATATACTTCACCATATTCTTATAAGGAATCTGGTAAATATCCGCCTTATCGTCGTGTGTTCCAGGTAGGAAACCAATCTCACGAGTGGCGACTAATGATCGAACAAGATAGATTCTTTCATATGGACTTTTTTCATCGAGAACATCTCTTAAAGCGTTATAAAGTGTGATAAAGGTTTTACCTGTTCCAGCACAACCATAAGCAACAACGTGTTTTTGATCTTTATAAGAATCAAATAACTTTTTTTGATTCTCGGTGAGAGGTTCTATATCTACAAGATATTCTGAACTCAGTGGTTTTTTGCGCTTCATTTGACGAGTAGTAAGACCAACGCCGATTGGTTGCTCTGCTCTTCTATTTCTTCTTGCCATACTAGATTTTCTTTACGTTAGATCCAGGCATTTTTGCAGCACGTCCTAGAACGTCGTTCCACCCTGGGTTTTTACTAATCAATTTATTTTGCCAATCTCCAACTTCACCTGGAGATGCAGATCCTTCCGACCAATCCCTTTGCCATTCGGGATTGTCTTTATACCATTGCATAATGTCGTTGACACTCATCTCAACAACTTTCTTTTCACCTGTTTCTTTATGAATAATTGGATATATTGCCATTTGTTAAAATAATATGTACGATTATTTAGATCAAGGACTCAAACGTGCCTTATGAAGACGCTTCTCTTCATAATATGCCCAAACATTTGGTGACCATAGTTTCAGTTCTGGAGAAAGTGAATCGCATAATGCTTGAATCTCAAGTTGAGCATCAAGTTTAGAACGAAGATCCATAAAGTGAAGTACAGAACGAAGATTGAATGAAACTACAAAGTTCTGGCGAATTGCTTGTGCAAGATAATCACGAATGTGCTCTTCACACATACCCTTATCATACTTCATCGCATAACGCTTACACCCCTCCACAATCCACTGTAGTTCATCTTGCCGATCTTCTGCTGTCCACTCATACTTCTTTCCCTTACGGTTGGTATAGAACCCTACAGGGCGTACATAGAAGACTTCTTCAACATCCAGTTCTCCACTGGCAACTTTAACTACACGCTTACCAGTATAACGCTGAGATTGAACGTCCCAAGTAGTTCCGATACGGTGAGTTCTTGCCTGAACGATCACATTATGAACAAATCCAGCACAAGAAAATGTAATTTGTGGATGCTCCAAAGGTCCCCAATGTCCTCTTTCATTTGCCAGAAGTTGTTCTACAACCCACTGACCACATTTTTGATTGTTGGGAACTTCCACTTGATGAATAGGAACTTCCGAATAATCTCCTTTTCCTGCTTGCCAAATAACTTGTTCTGGGATTGGATAACCCTGAAGTTTTACTACCTCAAGATTCTTGTCCAGTTCTAAAAGATCTTTTGATTTAATTGGTTTCATTTCTTTCCAAATCCTTTCGAGTATTTTGCTTCGATTTGTGCAAGTTCTTCTTTGACAACTCTTAGTTGAGATTTCATCTCTTTAAGTTGCTCATCAGAATACAAATGATCCTGTTTTGTAAGTCTTCCAAGTAATTTTACTAATTGTTTTGCTCTACTAGTCATCTCCATCCTCAAAGATTTCGTCGTAATCTACTTCTCTTGGTTTAATGTCATCAAATTGATATGATGATACATCAGAATAAATTTCCGCTTTTAAAGAATCAACAAGAAGTTCAAGATTACGAACGATAAGTTTTACTTTTTCCTTATCCATAAGTTAAAATTCTTTCAATTCATTTTAGCATAAAAAAAGGAGGGAATCAATCCCTCCAAAATATCAACGCATCGCCATTGCTAGTTTTGCTTGATGTTTACGTTGTTCTTTCTCTTTTTGTTTTTTGATCAGAACAAGTTGCCAGTTATTGTTTTTCATTTTTTCTCAATCTCCTTAACAAATTTTACTCCACGATATTGGGCATCATATTGTTGAGGTTGTTGCTGCGATTGCTCTTGCTTACGCACTTCGGTGTCATAGGGGACACCGCGATATACTACTTGTGACATTAGGGTTCTCCTTAGTTTTTGAGGTTAAAGAGCGTTCCTTCAGTCGGCGTTTGCGTTCGCTATTTGCGAATAGCGAATGAACGATCCGTTCCGCGTCGGCTTACTTCCGTCTGGTTTCCAGATGAACGTAAGGTCATTATAGACCCATTGCATTTATATAGCAAGGTTTATTTGTATCATTTATTACAATTTTAAAAAATCTTAAGAGTCCAAAATTTTGGCGGGAATTTTTTGCCCCTATCTGGGAAATCACTTTCGCTTTTTCTTTTCTGGAGACGTATAACCCCAAACTCTTGGATTGACTCTTCCATATCCCCACATAATTTTTTGAAGTGAGTTTTTACCATATTTGTCATAGTAAAAATCAAAAATATCAACTTTCCTTCCACTTCTACACAAATCTAAACAAATTTTTTCGTTTAATTTATAATAAACCAGATAAGCATCAGACGGTAAAGATGGATCCTTCGCCTGCTCTAGTGTTGTATCTTGAAATAAAATTTGACACCCATATTTAGAAGGAAGAACGTCATTATTATTACTTAAGTTATTTTCCAAGTTCAATTCTCCTTTATCTTTGGGTCTATTGACAACATTACGAAGATCACTACTCATACACGATTTCCCCATTTAATATCTGGATATGCTTCCGAAACAATTTCTTTACTAACTTTATATTTTGTTTCTAATTTTTTATCTTTAACAAGAATAAGAATTTCTGCTTCAAGTGGATGAAGTCCTTGAAGAATATTGATAAACATTGTTTCTCTGCGAAGAGAACTTAGTCCATCATTACCACCACGAATAAAATTATAAAAGCGTGTATGCTCTTTACGTATTGTAGTTTGCCCTTGGTCATTCATACCCAACGAGTTGGATCCCATCTCATTCATTTTACCTACTGCATCATTCACCTTATCACTCACAGTGCCGCTGAATGAATTTTGCTCACCAGTGCTAGCATAAGGAACATCTCCCGCCGGAAGAGCAGATACAAGGCTCTCATCAAAGTTCCAAATAAAAATAGATTTTAGAGAAGGGTCTACGTATCTCTGAAGAAGTTCTACCTTTTTAGCACTAGTTTTTTGACTAGAAACTAATTCTAAAACTTCAAAAGAAAAAGGATTTGTAGGAAGATCCTCTGATATTTTTTTAGTTGGAGTCGATGTTGTTTTTGGTTTAGAAGTTCTAGTCGTCTTCTTCTGTGTCGTCGTTGTTGTCATGATAGTTCTCAAAATTAAATGCAATTACCTCATCGGGTATAAGATTACCCTGCGAATCAAACATTTCAGGGTGAGGTCTTGGAATTTCCCTGTAGTTCATCATATATTCTCTAGCGACCCATCCAAATAGTATCCCAACAACAAAAAATAAAATAGTTAAAAATGATCCAAACACTAAACTTGTTGCTAACATTTTTTTTCTCCTGGGAACTACTGTTTTCTCTTTACATGCAAAGAAAATTCAAAATAGATGGTCACTTCCCTTTTTAGAAAGCAAACCAATTTTTCAAAAACAATATGAATATTTTTGGATTGCTTTCTTTTACCTCCGTTTAAAATAAGCTCAAAACCACGATTAATGTGATTGTTAAAATTATTTATGTTAGTATTAGACAACTTTATTCTCTTTTAGAAAATTAATAGTATCTGTGCATCCGCCAATTTTTTCACCCCCACAAGTAACTTGTGGAAAAGTAGATCCATGACCAAATTCAGCATAAAACTGATCTTTAGTAAAATCTTCTCCTAGAGTATACTCCACAAACTTGTTTCCTGTCAACTCCAGAACTTGCTTAATTTTATAACAATATGGGCAATCTGTTTTAGTATAAATTGTAAAATTCATAGTTATCTAATAATTTTATTTTTGTTTAATATTTATTAATACCCATCCTCATGCCAAGAACAGACATCAAGATAAGATTGTACAGTAAATTCAGGTTTACAAGGCCAATCAAAATATACTGTAGATTTGGGAAAAGATTTAAAAACCGTTGGTGTTATATTATCACTTACCCCCTTACTATGATACCAATATATTGCACCATCATATAAACATTCATGCGGGTTTAAAATCATTCTATACAATTCTTCATTAAATTTTGAACAATAATGAACTCCAATGTAAGTTTCCGTCCTTATAAAATGATTGTAATACATCCACAATCTTTGTTTTGGAATTCTTACCTTTTCAATGAATCCATTTTTTTCTAAAGGAATATCAAATAATTCTATTAAATCATCAGTCCTCCCCCAAAAGATATGATCTCTTGGACAGAAGAGTAAATTGCTATAAATTCCAGCAACCATTATTTTGTTATATGGTTTGTCAGATTCATATTGATAACTTATAGATTTTTGATTATTCTGCATGAAAAAATCATACATACTCATCATACTATCATATGTAAACTTTTGATCAGATCTAGTTTTGATTGAAAATTCACTTTGGCATTCTTTAAGACCATTTAATGAAGATAGTATTTGCAAATTTCGATTATCGGTTCCTGGAGATTCTGGATACTTATTTCTTATAAAAATTACCTTTTCATAATAAGTATTTTCTTTATTATCTTCCCAACAAGAAACGATAATATTATTTACAAATGGAAGAGTAAGATATGACTCTATAATTTCATCAGTATAATTACTGTATTGTCCTTGTATAACAATATCTACTTTACTATCAATCATTTGTTGCAAACGTAAATCATAAACTCACATGTATATTGATCAATAAAATCATTATCAAAAATTTTATCCTTGATGTCCAAAGAATTTCCCCAAGAAATATTTTGTCTTGTACAAGACATCACCTTATAATTTTTAAATTGTATTAAATATTTGTCTCTAAATTCTTTAAACTTTTCTCTACAACCAGAGTAGTTTAAATGCATTTCCATTGCAATAAAATCAACTTTATTTTTTAGAAACTCCATATTTTCATCTTTAAAAATTGAATACTCACCACCTTCACAATCAACTTTCATATAATTAACATGATCAATTGAGTATCTTTCAATCATATTTTTAAAAGTTATAGGAATAAATTTATTTCCCCCCCCAAAAATATTAATCTGATCATTTTGATCATCAACTATACCATGATTAATACAAATCAATTGATTTTGGGAATATGAAGATGTTTTTTTGGAACAATTTTCAGATAATACCTTTAACAAATTTTCAGATGGTTCAACACAATAAACTTTTTTTGGTTTTTGATCCAAGATAGAAATTGTATATGCACCAACACTTGCACCGATATCAAGAACAGTATCACCTTCTTTTACATCATTCCAAAACCTATACACTTTTTCGTAGACTACTTCCCTTTCAATAGTTACAATATCTTCATAAGTTAAATTAGACCAATTGAAATCTTCTGGGTATGTAAAATCTACACTCTCATTTTTTTGGATGTTTTCAATATCATTAATTCCCATCAATCTGAGATTATTTTTTACTATACTCTTATTTTCTTCAGTTAAATCATAAGTTTTTAATATTTCAAAAAGTAATGATCTAGATTCTTCAACTTTTCCCCACCACCATCCAGATATTGCTTTATGAAATAAAAGACCTTGTTTGCCAGGATATTCAACATCTGTTCTCAAAGATGGAAGATTAAAATCACAATGAAGTAATCCTAACTCAGAACTAGAATAACAATCCTGCCACCATTCTTGTTTGGCAGTATATCTTGCAAGTAAGAAATATGCCTCTGGACGATTTGGTAGAAGCATTTGTGCTTGCCACAACATTCCTCTACCACTTCCATCTCTTGTTCCTTGTTTGAAGTAGCAATAAGATCCACGAATAAGAGACTCATATGCAAGAGTAGTATCACTTTCTACTGCTCTTTCTGCAGATCTTAAAAAGTATGAAAGTGCAGGAGCAGTATGTCCTTGATTTTCGTACCAAACACCCAGATTAAAATTATGTTCTGGGTTTTCGGTGTCTAAAGAATATAATTCTAAAAGTTTTTCAAGTTCTGTTTTCTCTACTTCAACTTTGTTTTTTATTTTTTCAAATTCAGAAAAAACTTGTTTTTTTGATTTCCACATATTTAAAATGAGATCATGAGAAATTTTATGATTATTTTTGTGTCCTTCCTTCACATCATTATCTTGATGCTCAAAAGTAGATTTAAATGATATATTTTCAACAAACAATGGAATTGTATGAGTATTAATCACCGATGAAAAAATAATATTTTCAATCAATGGCATTATTTCTTGATTTGGAATTTCCAATACATAAGTATCACCTTTGATGTAAGTGTCAATAATTTTTTTGGCACCTTCTCTGGTTAAGATGTATGCAGTTGCTCCCCAATCATCCCAATATCTTGGTCTTAATTCAAATGTATCGTACTCATTTCGAATAGTAAGAAGTTGAATACAATCAATATCATCTGGCAACCTTTCAATAAATTGTTGCCAATTAAAGTCCCAATAATCTACAGTTTCTAAACTCAGATCATCTTCGCAAAAGAATGCATACTCTTCATCTGTATTATTATACCATTCTTTAATCATTTTTAAGTGAGATGCACAACATCCCTTTGTACCATCATTCAAACTGTTTACATATTTGCCAATAATTTTATCATCAGATTCTGAATATCTTTTTGATATTAAAAACTTAGGTTCTATATTGTATTTTTTAAATTGATTATTTAAATAAGTTCTCCTATCAATAGATTCTTCAAGACTTACACAATAAGCAGATGGAAAATCTTCAAGATTATTAACTGTTGTTTTTAATTCCCCTTCACCTTCAAATGCACAATAGTTTTGATCATCTATCTGGGTAATGTTCCAGTGTGTTTTGGGTTGAACATAGTAATGTTTCACATCTCCAAATTTTTCTTTATTTTCATCAACATGTTTTTCAGAAAGAGCATATTCAATTTGCCATTCCAATTCATCACCACTATGCATCGGAGATAATTTTTCTCGGACTAATTCTGTATACCTTTCCTGCCAATCAAATCCTTTAAAATTTTCTATTCTTTTTTTATCTGGATGAGGTAAGTGTATAAAATGAAAGTCCAAATCAAGTTGTACTTTTTTTAACCCGTATAATTCAAGTCTAGTGTACATTTCTTCATCTTCAAATGCATAACATTCTCCAAAATTTTCATTATACCCACCAACAGCATCAAAGTGCTTCTTCTCAATAAAAAGAATTCCAACCAAATATCTAAAAATAGGTGAATAGGAATAAACATATTTTATTCTATTTGGATGACTTGAAAGATACTCATCCGATATTACGGTAGCTTGTTGTTCTTCAGACCAACGTTCTGGATGGTTAACATTTAATTTACCACATGTAAATGATTCATTATTAGGTAGATATTTTTCAATACCATTATAGTATGGATTGAATAAATGATCAGCATCTACTTTTAAAATATATTCTCCCGTTGCTATTTTTGCAGCAAGATTTAATGGTTGAGGTTGATTAAAGTATTTTTTATCAGAAACTCTAACAACCTTAACTCTAGGATCCAATTTAGTAAGATGATTAATTGGTTCTTCAGAATCCCAATCAACTATAATAACTTCGTGGATTTCTTTAAAGTTTAACCAAGACATTAACGATACTTTAAGAGCATCAGTCCTATTCTTACAAGCAGTAATAATAGATATTTTTTTATCAGTTGATGAATTCATAAAATCAAAAATTTAAAAATTTATTTTTATAAAAAATTGGTTTGTCAGCAGATATACCAAAACTATTCTTTATATATTCTGGTTAATATTGATATAAACTAATACTCTTTTGTAAAACTCAAATTATTTTTTAATACAAATTAAATCACCCTCATCGTAAGGATGTCCGTGAGCAACTATAAATTGATCAATAATAAAATTATTTTCAATTAAATAATTTTCCAGATCACTCTGTAAAACTTGTCCTTTATAGTATGGTTTTGGGCAAGCTTCGGTATGAATAGCCCTAACAGAATCCAAATATGTTCCCATACCTTGGAGAACTTTCAATTCCGATCCCTGTGTATCCATCCAAATACAATCAACTTTTGAAACGTTTAAAGTTTCTAAAACATTATCCAATCTTTTTGACTGAACTTTAGTTTTAAACCAAGTTCCAGAGCTATATGGAACATCAATTGGTTCGAATAATGAAGATCCTCCTGGATTTCCAAGAACTTCCCAAAAATCTACTTCACCTTCTTCATCTGACAAAGCAAAATTATACACTTCAATGTTGTTAAAGTTACTTGCCCTCCCTAAACAATTATTATATTGCCAAGGAATAGGCTCAAATGCAATAATTCTTGCCTCAGGAAAATATTGATGCAAATCTACACTACAGTCCAAATCTCTAGATCCAATATCTAAAATAACTTCTGGATCTTTATCACCATAAATTTCACGAATTTTATCAACAAATATTTGTAAACTAGGAATAACAGGAACCATTTTTTTCTCCGATTAATTTAAATTAAAAATAAACAATTAAAACTCAAGGACCCACTCGGGGAGTGACCCACCACCAGTTTCATATCCCCACTTATCTATGGCAGCACGAAACTCTTGTCCAGGAGTTTTATCGATTGCTTGACGCATTGCCAAAGCACCTGCCAGAGTGCCTCCTGGATGCCCGTGTACGGCACCTCCACAGTTGGCAAGGAAGTCCGTGCCGAACTTCTCCGCAGTAGTGTTGACGATGCCTGGATGCATCCCACAGCTCAATGCAGGAAGAACATTACGATTATGAAGTGTTGCCATCGTTTGACGAAGTTCGTTCTCATCATCGCTCAAATATCCACCCCACATCCCAGCATGAATTGTATCTACACCACAAAGTCCAGCAAGATCACAAAGCACATCCCAGTCTATTCCAAATGCGTGGCGTTTATCCGTAAGGATTTTGTCTCCACTCTTCTGATAATGGATAAACAGTGGTAAATCCATCTTTCTAATTGAATTATAAACGCCAAGACCAGACCAGAAATTAATATGAATACCATTTCCACCATTGTCAGCAACAAATTTAGCACGATCAAGAATGGTATGATGATCACCATTAATGCAGAAAGTATAAATGACATTACGACCACAGTTATTAACAATATTTGAAATCAGTTCTACGCGATCTTCAAGGCGACAGAATGATGGGTTTGCAAGAATCTCATCTTCCTTGATGAAATCTACACCACCATCCAGAAGTTCTTTCACCATCTCTGCAAGAGTTTGTGGTGAAATTCCAGTCTTAGGTTTTACGATGGCACCAGAAAGTGGTTTGTCATAACGATTAACAAACTTACGAATACCATCAATTCCGTTCTTGGGTCCAAGAAACTGTGCCTCAACATCAGCAGGGAATTCAAGTTTCTGAAGACGACAAACTTTGAAGACATCAATATCCAGTTGACCTCCCATTACCTGACAAAGAAGATGTGAGATCCCATCACCTTCCCAATCAGTATTTACTTTGGGGAATCCAATTTTTACAACACCTTCTGTGAGTTGTGATATCTCGTTCTCATCAGCATAAATGACGCAAGATGCAAGTTCAAAGAGTTCATCGTTTTCCCAACGATTTCTTACTTTAGGATTGCCGACACTTTGCCCAATAGCAAGGTTCCATGCGGCATCTCTTAGAGTTCCAATATTTTTATAGGACTCAATATAATACGTTGCAACTACACAACGATCTCTTTCTTGTTCAGTTAATTCTCTAAAGAATTTCATTTCAAACCTCAAACTTATCAGAAGGAATAGAAGGAATTTTAACGACGATTAATTTACAATCTTCTAGAAAAATTGGATCAGCAACTTCTCCTTTATCGAATACAAACACATCTCCACTATTTAACTCCTTTCCACGAACCACCATTTTCCCAGAAATAAGAACATTATATTCCACACTTTCTTTATGATAATGAGGTGCCCAATACTCTCCTTTCTTATGAGTAAGAAGTCCAACCTCAAACTGATCAGTTTTCAATACAGAAGGTTCAAAGTTTCCAATAAACCAACCTCTCATATAATCAGTAATTTTTGTTATGTTCATATTTTTCTAGAAATGAATTCAGATCTTCTGGAACCCCGACTGGATTATGTTGGTAATTTGGAATGTGATGTATTCCAACTTTAAGTCCACTTTTAATCATATGATTATAAGAAGGACCTACATAAAATTCACCATTGGGTGCTCTATCATTACATTTTATCATATCTTCTGCACTTTGTACAAAATATTTTCCCTTTCTCCAATAATGAATTCCGTTTAAAGATATATCACTAATCACTTCTTTTTCTTTTATTTCTTGGACAAATCCTTGTTGATCTATCCTTGCATAACTATTTTTAGGAGTATTAGTAGAATAGGTGACAACAAGGCCATCGTACTTATAATATCTTGCCGTTGTCAAAAATAGATCGGGATCCCACCACATAATCTGATCGCAGTTTGCAATCACAAGTTCTTCTTCATTATCAATAAAATCTTTGAAGAGAAGACAACTTGCTGCTGGTCCTTCTGTAGTTTCTTCTACACTGATAATCTTTGGATTTGGTAGAATTTTATGCAATAAACTACAAACTTGGTCGTAATAACTATCCTTCCTAATCACAAAATGATAAGTTCCATTCAATCCCAATGACTCAATTGCCATTTGAATCATAGGTATTCCTTTAATTTCAATCAAAGGTTTTGGAATTTTGTAGGTATCTCTGGGAAATCTAGTTCCCTCACCTGCCATAGGAATCAATATATTCATTTCTTCCTCGCAAATCCAATACCCCAATCATTACTATAGTCTGAACATGCATTTTCTAATACTTCCCATTTAGATTTATCCAAATACTTAACAAATAAATGCGGACCTGGATGAATAGAAGTATCGTGAAATCCAACAATTCCACATTGCGAAATCCAATTACTATATTCCCATTCCTTAATAACTTGATTAATACTATGCCATCCATCAATAAACAAAAAATCTATTTCATTAATACCTTTAGATTTAATAAAATTCATCACATATTCGATGTCAGATGAGTCATGTTGTAATGTGTATATGTTTTTATCGGGATTATTAAGATAACTTTTATCATTTAAATCTACACCAAAATAAAAAGTATCTTCTTTTTTATTTTTTAAAAAAGTACTTGTTGATGTCATTTCGGTAGGAGTTCCATTACAATCAACTCCTATTTCTAATATACATTTACAGTTATTTTTTACTTTATCAAATTGATTCTTTAGATTTTCTATATTACAAACACTCATGGTTTGTCCTTGATTTGTATCTGGGTGTCTGACATCTACCGGTCGGATAGGAATTTCTAAAAATTCCCCACCATTCCAATCAAGATCATCACGATAATCATTATATCTAATATCTTTAATCAAATCAGATTTCCACTTCATTTTTATCTCCAAAAAATTATTTAAATTATCTATATGATTAAATCACCAGGGTAAATAAGGACTGTAAAAAATATCATCTAGTGTTTCATACTGAGATCTAAGTGGTCCATATTCTTCAAGAGTTCTCCAAACTTGATTTCCTTCATCATTAGTATTCGATCTAATCACAAAAGGAAACATATACTTATCGGGAACAAAATCAAAATACTTTCTCATTAGTTCATCATGGTTTTCATCTACAGGATTTTCACCATGTATTCTCAAAAAATTTCTAGTGTAATTATACTCTGGTCCTTCTTCAATAAAATTTTCACCATACAAATAGTCTACAGACATTTCAAATGTCTTTATAAGTTTTTCAGTTTTAGAAATAAACAAATGGTCTCCAACGTGATATGGATTCCATACTTTAGGTGCAAATAAAGTTCCACCAGAAACTAATTTTTCATCATCGCTTAAAAATTTATCTATTAAAATATGCAGATTTGAATATCTTTCATCTATTCGATGTTTAATTGTATATTTTTTAGTTGATACTTTAAATCCATTTAAACTAGTATAAGTTTGATAATAAATCGAGTGGTTAATTAAACGATCTAAACAAAATTTATCAATATCAATAGTTTGATGTACTATCTTAATGTCATTTTTTTCACATACTTTTAAAAGTTTCCAATTAGAAATTAAATGTTCAGTATAAGTTGACAAAATAATTTCAGAAAACAAAGATCTATAGTACGGTAAAGCATCAATAAAATCTACCTTTTCATTATCAATTGAAGGTCCTTGAATGACTAATGAAACATCTTCATACAATAATCTGTTATTCATAATCTAAAATAGAATTAACATTTTTTGTATCCATAAACTTCTTCAGTATTTTTGCATTTGGGATTACACAATGTCCACCAATTTTTTCAGTTGGATAAAGAACTGGGCGAACTACATTTGGTTTACCAAGTTCCAAATAACCTTCATTATATGTCCGATTATAAAGAGTCATAACTTCTTCAAAATCAATATTCTCATTTTCACAAAGTTTTGAAACATCAGAATGGAACGCAATACACATTCCATAATAAGTCGTATCTAACAGTTTGGCATATTCAGTTGTTTTACTATCTTTACAAATATGGCTTTTGATTCCAACGCTACTTAAATGCTCTTGATATAATTTTGCAGAGTCATTATCTTCTGGACCAATATATTTTAAGAAAGTTTTCATACCCAAATCAAGATTGGGGTGCAATCCCCTCATAGGTGAGTGGCAAACTTTTCCGCCAATAAGTTTAGTTGTCCCTGGTGCAACAGTAGAATGAATAATTGTGTAGTTTGGATTTGCTTTTGAAATATATTGTTTAACAACATCTACAAAATTATCAATAAATGGAATACAAACATTAAGTATTTCAACACCATCAATATTATCATCAAAATTTTGAAATGGATCTACTATCCTAATGTCAAACCCACTAAAGGATTCATACACTTTTACAATACTACTACCAATTTCTCCATGTCCAATGATTCCAATTTTCATTAAGAACAAACCTTACTATTATAATAGTCTACCACCTCTTCAATTACTTCGTCAACTCCTTTAGTTGGTTGCCATCCAAGCCTTTCTTTAATTTTTTTACTATCAGGAATTTTTTCTGGTGCCTCAGAAAAAAGTGGTCCATGAAGTTTTATTGGGTCTATATGAATAATCTTTGATTTTGTTTTTGTAATCTCTTTGACCTTTTCTGCAAGATAAAGGATTGTTCTTTCATTAAGTTCATTACCGATGTTCCATTCCTCATTCCAATCAGAATTATTAGCAGTAGAAGTAAGGTATATTCCATCTACAATATCTTTGACCCAAGTAAATGCTCTTAATTGCAACCCATCATAATAAACAGTAATGTCTTCATCAGACAATGCTTGCTCTACAAATCTAGGAAGAACAAATCCACCACCAGGAAGTTGATATTTACCAGTCACATTAAATGGTCTAATGATTTGATATTTAAAATCTGGATTAATTTTTGCCTGATTTGTTAAAACTATTTCAGACAAAAGTTTAGCAATCGCATACTCATTTCTAACAGTAAAGTCACCATGAAGAACTTTATCACTCTCTTCTTTCAAATAACTTTTACCGTCCCTATGTCCATAAATTTCTGAAGTAGAAATGAATATTAAAGGACATTGATTATACTTGGCAGTATTAATTGCCCAGTAAATATCATCCAAAATAATTCTTGCCATATTGCCAGAGTGTTTTAGAACACCTACAGGACCAACAGGAGAAGCAAGATGAAGAACTAAATCAAATTTTGGAAGATTTTTCCAATCAATATCCAAAATATTACTTTGAATAATTTCTACATTTTCAGTTAAATAATGATTTGTTTTTATTGCATTGGTAGAAAGATTGTCAATTACAACAACATCCCAATTTTCAGTTTTCCACTTTTCGATACAGTGGGCACCTATGAATCCGAGTCCACCAGTAATTAATATTTTTTTCAAATTGTTCATTTTTTTAACTTGCTCTTTATCTTTTCCCTAGATTAATAATTTTTAATAATTTTTCTTTCGCGAATCATACTAGAACCAGATCTCTCTAGTGGATTTTCAATATCATAATTATACATAATATCTAGTCTTGATTGTTCCCATGTATTCCAAGAATCTGATATTGTTGAAATAGATTCTCCTATAAATTTATCCCAACGTCCGTAAGTTTCTTCTGATATATTTTTAAATATTACACCATCATGAGATTGATCATACTTATTATACCAATGTTGAGTAGAATCATAAGAAGAATTTGTTAATGTTGTTTTCCAACTTCTATCATAAGTCGATTCTTGACTTTCATAGAGTGCAAAATTATTCATATAAATTCTCCATATCCAATCACGATCTTCCCAACCAGCATGTGTAAATCTTTCATCCCACCAACCAATTTTTCGAATTAATTCTTTAGAAAATCCCATGAATCCAACATTATATAAAAGAACACATGCAAATCCACTCTCCATTAAATCAATCATTTTTTCCACTTCTTCTACAGTGGGAAGCGTTCTATCATTAATTAATATGACCCACTCTGTGGGAGAAGTTGCCACAGAATGATTAATCATTTTAGCATAGGATTCATATATTTCAGGATGCCTATCAATTCTATTGTTCCAATAGACTTCATACTTTTCTTCAAGAGGTTTTAATCTTTCCATTTGTTGATTAACAATATCCTTATTACAACCACAATGAAGACAAATAGTAAATTTGGAAATGTTTATTTTTTTATTACTTTTATTTTGCCTTAAAATTCTATTATACTTTTCACTTTCCTCTTTGAAAAAGTTTTCCCTATAAGACAAAATATTTTCTTGGCAGAATATATTTTTCATGCATTGTTCATATTCACCTTCATACTTAAGAAATAGATCATCATTATATGGAACATTTGACCCGTTGCCTGGATACCATCTCGTAGCATCTTCTTGAGTTTTTACAGTGAAACTTACACTAGGAAATTCTCTAATTTTTTTAGAATATTCAATGCTGTCAAAATATTTTAAATAACAAGATTCTATATTTAAAGAATCTGGATTGTCTTTATAATCTTCAAATAATTTTTCAGTATTAACATATCTTTCAATTATACCAAAAACATCATCTATATCAGAAGATGGAAAAATATGATGTCGATCTGTCATTCCTCCAAAATTTTCTCCAGAAGGAACCCAAAAATGATCATTGGGTAAAATCGGATGTTCTTTAACATAAAAGAAATCACTTCTAGTAAGGATTATCCTATCGTAAGAACAGATTATTTCTCTTTTATTTTTAAGTAAGTAATGGCGAAAAGCTAAAGTTATAGCACTAGATCCCCTAGTTCCATAAATTCCAGAAAATCCAGTTGTTGACCCAAGTACAAAAGACTTTTTCCAATACCCCTCTTCTCCAAGATTTTCAACATAATAATATGCCCACTCTTCATATTCGGGAATTTCCCAAATATATTTTGCCCTTTCATATAGTGAAATAGACTTATCTTCTCTGAAACCAAAACACAAAGCAAGATCTGCATTATAAGGGAACAGTAAATTGTTATACATGCTGTCCCATGCCTTTTCACCTCCCCTTGGATTTCCCAACAATATAACTAATGTTCTTTCCATAATAATACTTTATTCGCAATTCTTTTAGTAGTTAAATGATTTTTAGTGTGATTAAAAATATAATCATTAATCCATTCATAATTTGGATGAACTTCATACCGTCTGGCATATTTATTGGTTTCTTGAAATATCTCCTTCGGAAAATCTATCATAACAAAAGGAGGACAATCTTCAATATCTGGAAAATAAGGAATACATTTATTTGCTAAAATTTCAAGATGCCTCATACAATTCCACTGACCTTTTTTCCAAGTCATCCCATAATACGATTTTGCATAATCTCTATAATAAGATTCTTCATCTGAATAAACATATGTTTTTCTATTCCCAGGAATAATATCAGCAAATATTTTTTCCTTTACTGGATCTTCTTTAATTAATTGAGATTCAGGTATACCAAAACAAATTGGATTTGCTGCGCCAATACTTTCTAATTGTGTTTTCCAAACAGTTCCATATTCTGATATTCCACTTGAATGAGCAAAGTTCCAAGGATTATCTGACCCATCAATAAAATGAATTTTATCTTTTGAATAATATTTGACAACCTCATCAAGATAATCCAAACACTGCCTTCTTGGCATTCCTTCATGAGTATAAACACATCCATAAATTACACAATCATAAAATTTAGATTTTATTTTGTGAATAATACCAGATTCAGATTGAATTCTTGGCGTATGATTTAATTTACCATATAAAGTAAATGATGTATTTGGCATTCCATCATATATGTAATTTGACACATCACCATATATGCTTTCTTTTTTAAATTCAAACCCCGACAACATATAACGAGGATAATGAGTTTCATACACTTCATGTCCACTATCGATCAATCCATGATACACGGTATCAGATTGATAATCTGGGTATGCAAAATTATAAACGTATAGAATTTTCATAAATTTATTTTATTCTGTATAATATTTTTTGGGAAAAATATCAACTATCCACTTTCTTAACTCTTCTGGATAATTATTAAAGTCATAATTTTGAAAAATTTTTCCTTCTTCATAAAAAGATTTTTTATTTTTTATACATTCAATGATGTGTAAATCATTTGTATATTTTTCATCGTTAATTTCCTGATGAGCAAAAGAATTAACTTTTGATTTAATCTTTTCCACGTCTCCAAAATAAGTAAAGTGCCACCCTCCATTTTTAAATACCCGATATCCGTATTGTTCGTTCTGTCTATTTTTATGCAAAGTGTCAGATCCAAGTTCTATACACCTTTCAACACTACATAAAATTGTACCTTTCCACGAATAAACAGACGAAGCACAAGTAATAAAATTATAGAGAAAGACATCAAATTCACCAATATATAAAGAATTTTCATCCCACACATTAAAAACTTCTTTTAAATATTTTTTATTAGGAATTTCATCAAGATCACTTACCATAATTATATCGTTTACCGAGAATTGATGTAAGTTTTTTCCAATAAAATCTCTATGCTCACTTTCCAATCTCCAAGCATCATTATAGTAATACCTCCCATCAACTTCATATTTAATTCTAATAATTTTTTTACGAATATTTTCAGGAATATCGTTAATTATTTCATCCAAATAATATGGTTTTGGATTTGCAGAATGTGTATGATTACATTCACAGATTAAAAAGTAATCAACAACTTCATTCAAATAATTTAAACGAAGTTTAAGAAGATCAAATTCGTTAAAAAAATTAAATGCATCGATTACTTTTCTTTTTTTAGATGAAATAAATTTATTCATAGTCATGTGATAATCCAATTTTGAAGATATAAATCTTTAGTATTCCAGTTTAAAAATTCACCAGAAAACCATTTTCTGGGAGCGATTGTTTGCTTGCTATTTGCTAACCAAGATCCCCACCAAGAGAATGAGGAGTTGGCAATAATATGATAATCACATAGAGACATTAAGCAGAGATCTAAAAAAGGATCTTCAAATGGAGAGATAATAAACGGTTTTTGTCTGAACTGTTTTTTACACCATTCTGGATCATCACTAAAAACTATCACTGGAAAGTTTGGTAGAAGTTTTAATGCGTTCCAATAATAATCAAGTGAAAGACACTCAAAATTTGGATCGCTAATGTAATCACTTCTTCTAATATGTAGTGATATTAATTCAGTACTTTTTAAATTATTCCTATAAGTTAGACACTCTTTCAGTATCCTATCATGAAAAGTGAGGTCTTGTCTAATCTGATGTTCTATATGCTTAAAATATTTTTCCGATTGAAAGTATCCACACACATCAACATCATCAGGGCAATTATTAAAGAACTCCTCATCAAATTCAAAACTCTCTACATTAACAATCCTACTGTTATTGTTAGGTAATGTTTCTGGTATTTTAAAACACTCATTCAAAGAAGTGTTTGATGGTACAGAATACCAATATCCTTTATGAATTGCTACTCCTTTGACTCCAGCATACTGGAACATTTGATTTCCCAAACGTCCCATATGCCCAATATTATTAAATGAAATCATTGCCTAATGAAAATAGTATTAATATCGTCTCTGTAAATTTGTTGGTAATTATTATCTTGAATATGCTGCCTCAGTGTTCTAACTCTTGAAGTAATGAATTTATTCTTCTGAAAATACTGATGATCATCAACCAATTCAGCAATAATCATTCTAGGTTTCCACTGATTAAAATCGAAAGAATAAAAAACTTCATCTTCCTTTCCTTCAACATCTACAACTAAAAGGTCAAACTCATAAGGAACATTATGATTTCTTAAATAAGTATCCATTCTTAACTGATAACATATATTTTCAGTATAATTTGGATAATTAAATTCATTCACTCCTATCTCAGCGTGATCTTTATCTAAACTTGAAAGGATGTCATTATTATAAATGGTCTTTAAACCTTCTTCAAGACCAATAGCAACGTTAGATACAACTACATTGTTATGAATATGTCGTTGCAAACATTTAATATAACTTGGATGTATAGGTTCAATATAGTATCCTTTCCATCCAGCATCTGCCAGAAAAGAAGTATTAGAAACTAATTCACCATCATAAGCACCCACCTCTACAAATGTTTTATTATTTGTAAACGTACCAAAATGTTTAATATAAATCTTATCTAAATCTGGAATTTGACAAGTAGACGGTAATGTGTACATAATTATTCAACCAAGTGAGGATACCAAACTTTTCTAAAATCTATACAATTATTAATCCTAACTGGAAAATTAATTCTAGTGGGAACTAAATTCATATTTTTTAAATGAGAATATAAAATTCTTTCTGGATAATATTTTACCGATTGATTATAATGAAAATTATTATACAGATTTGAATATAAGTCCATGGCATGAGAAGTTCCAATTGCAAATTGATCATTAATGGAATCAGATGCCCAATCTTCTCCTTCAGGAACATTTAATTCTTCTGTAAGTGAATTCAGATTAAGAGCATCATATTTAAAATCACTATCAGTTCTCATTCGAATCACCCAATCAAAAACAATATTATGTTCTTCTTCATATTGTTTTTTCAACTGATTTGATTTGTAAATCGAATAATGCATACTGATTGGTCCAATATCAGTTCTGATTCTGTCACTCTCATCAGTTGCTGGAGCAAACTTTAAACTATCAAAAAGTTTTTGAAACTTTTTTTCACATTCATCATAGTTTTCAATTAAAAGTTTTTCATAATTATAATTATCCAAAAAAGAAAGATCAGTTTCTACTGTTCTATCAACTTCTTTGTATTCTAATCCATCTAAAGTATTTAAAAAAGAATCTTTATTTTTTATTTTCCATGTATGAATAAAAACCTTTACAAACTCATTTGGAAAAATTTTTTGAATACTTTGAAGACCTAGATGAGGATATCTAACTCCACCAGAAATACAAACTGCAATTTTCATTCTTCAAAAATATACTCCTTAACAAACTGTTGATTAACTCTTAATAGATATGCTGCATTATCTTGAAAACCAAAAGTGATCAAATAATCGTCACCATATTCACATAACCCGACAGCAAATTCAATCTCTGCCTCCAGGAATGAGAATCTTCTTGATACTTTTACAATATTCCAATCTTTGTCCCAAACAATAAAACGGTGGCGGTATGTACCATCCTTTCTTCCTGCTGGACTTTTAGTAAGAAAAGTTTCATGATTTAAAGCAAGACGATATTCTCCAAAAGGAATCACTTGAGATCCACCACGAAGATCAATACAACCAAGATCTTTCCAATCAGTTAAGGCAACTTGGGTTGTTTGACCTGTATGAATATCATACTTTACAACTTCTGTACCATTTGTCCACTTTACAAAATGATATGGCATATCAAGAATTGGCATCCAATTCTTTTCACAATATGATTTATTATCCCCTGGTGTAGGAATACGATATTGACTTAATTCTTTAACTCCATTCTCGGTAATTTCTATTTCGCAAAGTTCCATTCTTCCTGTGCCCACAGTATCAAGATCTCTACGAACTCCACAAGTATAAAGTTTACCTTCCCATCTAAAGATACGGGCATCTTCTAGTCCAACAAATTCCCAAAGTTCTTTATCTGGATGTTTAGAAGTATCAATATGAGTATGCCATTTAAGTCTCATATTTTCATCCAGTTCACCAATTACATTCCATGTACGCAAACGCATGTCATTTTCTGGGTGAATATAAACTAGTGGTCCCCAGTGATGTTCAAATGTTTTTTTCTCAGAATGATAAAGTGTGTAATTGATATTTCTAAGATTAACAATAATTCTTCCATTATCGTTGTAAATAGAAGGATTTGTTATTGCTGGTCCTTTTAAATCTGTTGAGGGGATAATAAGAGGATGAATTGACCCGCCATTTTCCAAGGCAAGTTTTACAAAATTATTCATACTTTTTACAAATTTAATACTATTATATCACAGTTTTATCTATATTGATCTTTGTTTTAAATCCCAAGTTTGTTCCGCTTCATTCCATTCATAATAATATCTTTGTTCTATCTGTTCTTCTGTAATTGTTGGTAATGCGATTGGAGGTTCCCAATTATAATATTCAGTATTTAAGACCCAAGAAGGATATGGTGAAGGAGGTACAAATACATCATATTCCTCATTATAAATCATCCCAATTCCAGCATAACGACATCTAAAATTGTTATTATAAGATGTTTGCTTCCATATTGTATCTGCACCAAGCAGTTCTTGGCAATACGATATGCCCACATCTTCACTTTCATTTCCATTGGAATCGAGAATATCCTCATTTGATAGAACGATTACTCTCATAACAATATTGTTTTCATCTAATTCTGCAAAATGTGCCATAGTTATATTTTTATTTTTTAATTATGTATATGCTTTATATCGAAGTATAATGATTCCAGATCCACCAGTGCCACCAGTGCCGCCAGTAGGAGAAGCACCACCACCACCGCCGCCAGTGTTGACTGTTATAAGTAGTTCCTAAAAATGACGATAAACTGGTTGGCATTTTATATCACATTTTTTACTATTTATTACCTTGCCATATCATTAGCACAATGAGATCTTATACCATCTGCAAGAACATAATGAAAGAAAATTTGATGATAATAAAGACCTTCTTTCTCTACTCTCTTACCATACCAAGTTCTTTGATACTCAGTAGGCATAGGGTCTCTCCAGTGAGGTCTTTCACAACCCTTGTAAATCATTCCATCACCAGCAGATAATATCACAGAACGATTTTCTCCTTTTTTTAAGATGATTGTTTTTTTCTCATCCGCATAAGTATCTGGGGTTTTAATCCAAATAGGCCAAGGTTCTTGAAGATTAGAACTAATATGAACAGTGACCGAAATTTCACAGGCATCACGATCTGCATGTTTTGTTAGTGCTTGCCCTGAAAAATAAAACCGATCATAATAATAAGTATTATAAAGTTTTCTTCCAAGTTCTTTTTCTAACTTAACACGAATTCCTGAATGAATTGAGCGATATTGTGGATGCCAGTAGCAAGCAAGAGATCCTTCCACCTGTTGTTCCAATTCACAATAAGTAAATTGATCTAATTTAGTTCCCCAATAACTCATCTGTCCTCTTTCTTCTGGAACAGGACGATAAAGTTCTTTTGAATCCCACAGATTTTTAATCACTAAGTATCCATTTTTTTCAAAGAATTCATTACGAGTCCAAGAAGTTCCAGTATTCAATCTTTCTTGGTAGAAGAGTTGCTCTTCTGTCATTTGTTCTGTCATAATTCACCTCACTTCCAACGTGGTCCAACTACCCAACCAACAAGACTCTTACGAGTTCCTTTAGTCACTTTAAGAACACGATGTTGAGTTCTTGAATCAAATACGATTACGGTTCCTCTTTTTCTTGGAGCAAAGTAAGATTTACCATCCTCTGCAAGAAGTTGAAGATTTCCACCTTCATAATCATCAGGATCTGAAAGTTGAACTACAAAGGAAAGTTTTCTGACAAGTTCTAGATTTTCATTTAAATAATCCTGCGCTCTTCCTTCGTGATGATTTCCAACAGATACTGGTTTATAATGACCTGAAATACCTGCATCATTATGCCATCCATAAAATTCACCAATACCATATTGAGTGAATTGCATTGATTCACCATCAATATTTCTTATATCATAAAGAAAATTTTCACGATTTGCTCTTTCAACATAGTGCCAGACAAATCCTGCCGTCCAATGATTTGTAGGAATCCATGCATTTTTTGAATTTCTTTTATCACGATTGAGAGCATCTCCCATTAACTTGGAGTCTCCCATTTGTTCTTGAAATTTATCCGTCAAATCTTCTTCGATTGATTCTATAATTTTTTCAGGAATATCACTAAAATGCCAGATTGTCTGAAATGCCATTAGTTTATAATCTATTCAACACCATTATATAGTATTTTTATAGAAATATCAAGTCTGAGTTTTTAATTCCCATTGTTGAATTTCTTCATTCCATTCATAATCGCTTCCAGATTCTTTTTGCTCTTCGGTAAGTTCTGGTTTTGGCACTGGCGAATCCCAATCATAATTTTCAGTATTTAAAATCCAAGAAGGATAAGGTTGAGGAAATAAAAATACATCATGTTCTACATTATAAACCATTCCTATTCCAGCATAACGACATCTAAAACTATTATTGTATGATGTTTGAATCCACATGGTTTTTTCACCATATAGAGATTTAAGATATTCTATTCCTACTTCCTCACTTTCATTTCTATCACCATCAATAATATCTCCATTTCTCACGACAGATACTCTTATAACTTTGTTCTCATAATCAATCTGTGCAAAATGTGCCATATAAATTTTACCTCCTTATTCTGGATATTGAATAATCACAATACCTGAACCACCGGTTCCAGCAGTAAGTCCTCCAGGGGATGGTCCACCAGAACCTCCTCCACCACCAGTGTTTGCTGTAGCTGGTCTGGGAGTTAAAGGAGCTCCAGCACCACCACCTCCACCCAATGGTGCTGCACCACCTGGAAAACCCCCTCCTCCACCAGCAAAATATCTTCTTCCTGATACTGGTCCAGATGTTCCATATGCAGGTGGAGATATAACTGAATACCACCCAGTGCCTCCTACTAATGGACCACCTGGAGATCCCGAGGCACCACCACCTGCGCCACCACTAAGAGCTGCTGGGAACGGAACTGGCCCACCATTATTGCCTTGAGTTCCAAGAGCACTAATTGGTCCCGATGGAGATGCAGATCCGCCGCCGCCACTACCTGGAGTAGCGGGTTTAGCGCCACCACCACCTGAAGCCCCTGATCCCCCAGTGATTATTGCGGCAGGAGGAGCCGCATTGGCCCCGCCGCCACCTCCATAGGCTATGATCTGCGTAGGGCCCGGAGCGCCAATGGTCGTCGGTGTACCCGTAGTTCCGGTTCCTCCTGCTGCTCCTCCTCCAGGTCCTCCAGGTCCTATTGAAACCGGATAAGGTCCAGCAGCCACTGGCATCTGTTCCCCTACTCTTATCGAGTATCCAGGATTCCACGGATACGCTTCAGGAATAACAGTTGGAGTACTATCGGAGGATTCAATAGAAGTCACAAATCCTCCTCCCCCTCCACCACCACCAGCTAGAGGAGCTGGAGCTCCACCACCACCACCTCCTCCCCCCACAGCAAGATAATCAATCCATTGAAGAGTTGGATCAGTAACTGTAAAAGTTCCTGGTGTTGTAAAAATATGTCTCCATACTCCAGGATGATTTGGGTCAGTGCTTGGTTCGACAGTACCACCAGTTGCTCTTGAATATGGTGTTGTTTTTTTGTATCTTATACATACAATTCCAGAACCACCAGCGTCAGGGCCAGAACCAGATGCACCATATCCACTATTAGCAGGAGAAGTTCTTTGTAAAGGTGCTGGTGCAGGCCTTCCAGTTCCTCCTGCTGCATAACCATTAGGTGCAACTAATGGGCTCCAAGTAGGTAAAACAGGAGCAGGTATTGCTTTACTAATAATAGTTGATGGAAAATTGGGATCAATTCTTGCAGGACCGCCTGCGCCACCTATTGCTGGTGGACCAGCGGTTCCGTTGCTGCCAGGTCCACCAGCGCCTCCGCCACCACCACCCGCGTTCGAGTTGGTTGGCACGAATGTTGCCGAGGATCCAGAAGGATACCCCTGTCTAGGTATTGTTACTGGGCTTGAACTTCCTCCACCAAAAGCTCCTGGACCGCTGCCGCCGCCTGCGCTTCCACCAGATGCTCCTGGTCCACCGGGTGCTGGACCGCTTCCTCCTCCACCTGCAGCGGTTATCGAAAATGCCGAAGATGGACTTCCAGTTCCGGGAAAAGTAACTGGTCCACCTGCACCAACAGTTATTACATAAGAACCAGGAGCATTTGATACTGTTACGTTTCCAAATAAAAATCCTCCTCCACCACCCCCACCACCAGAGGGACTAGAGGCACTTCCACCACCGCCAGCAACAATTAAATAATCAACACTATCAATTGCTGCAGGTGGACGATTTACCAAAAAAGTTCCATCACCAGTAAAAATGTGATAGATGTATCCATCCTCACCATCAATAACTGTTCCGCCAGTAGCGTAAGCACCTATACCCGGAGCATTTTCAAAAGTATAAAACTCTCTGTTTTTTCCACTTGCTTTATATCTTGTTGCTGGAGAACCAGGAGCCCAATTACCAAAATTTGAACTTTTACCTGCCATTTATCAAGCCTCCTTATCACCAAGAATTAAAACATTAATTGCAGCTGCAGTGCTCGTATTAGCAATCTGAACACTATCGTTGTTAGTTGCTAATGTAATAGGATAAGCAAGTTCAAAGAAGTAAGTATCTACTGGTTGTATTGAAAGTTGTGCAAGTTGATTACCAGAACTTGCGGTTCCTACACTTCCACCAGAAACTGGAACAATATGAATTTTTACAGTACTTGAATTCGCAGTGTCAGTATTGTGAATTACTACTGAACGAATATAAGTAGTCTTTGCAGAACCTACAGTATAAACTGTCGTTGTGGTTGATGTTCCAATTCTTGTGACTGTTCCTAATCCTACCTTTGCAAGGGCCATTATATTAGTTTACTTTTTGAATATTTATGCGAATAACATAACTTCTAATATATCAATTTCAGTTATTCCCCCACCTCCTCCAGAAGAATTAATTGTTACTTGTCCAGTAGAACCAGAAACAGTGATATTAGTGCCCGCAACAATAGAAGTTACAATACCGGTTAAGTTTGTTCCAGAACCACTAAATGAAGTTGATGTTGTAACCCCGGTGGCATTTATTCCACCAGCACTAACCGTTAATCCACTATCAACTGTTGCTGTTCCGTATATTCTTGTACCAGATTTAAGTTTTGCCATCTCTTATGCTTGTGCCTCCGTCCAAGAAATTCTTGCAGTTACATCTACATTACCAGATGCAGCAAGATTAGTGACCACAATCGTTAATGTATCAGGACCATCTGGGAATATTCCACTATTTGAAGTGGTGCCACCTCCTCCAAGAATACAATTACCCAAATCCCTTACAGTAGTCAAATCAAGTGTGCTAGTACCAGAAGAGAATAGTCCTGCAGTAACTTCACCACCTGTTACTGTAGTTGAACCACCGGCATAGTCAATAATTTGTGCCAAACTGGAATTTTGTTGTCCCGTAGCATTACCAATAGCATTCGTCCAAGTATTTGTAGTTGATGGAGTCGCATTTAAGAGTGCTTGTACAAGAATGTTTGATGTTGTACTACCACGAATTGAGATTCCCAGATTTCGAAGAACCAATTGCATTCTATTAATTAATTCTCTTTGTCCGAATGCCGCAGCAATACCATTATCTACCGATGGTGCCACACGAATTGCAAGTAGTGCTCTTGCGTTTGCAGCACCAGGAGAAATAGTAGTAGTAGTTCTTTGACCATAAGTAAAGACCAAGGATTTATCATCATCATAACGACCGTCCATAATGACACTTGTACCCCAGTGAGAAATAGAAGGTCCATAAGTCGGGAATGCAAGTTCAACGGCAACTGGGTCTGTAGCAGAGAAAGTAAATGCCACTCCCGCAGATACACCCATTGGAGGAATAATTACTGTTGGGTTTGCTGTGGTTGCTGCCTGACTTAATGTAATATTTCCAACACCAATTGAACTGACGTATGTTCCTTCTGGGAATCCACCAATGACTCTTTGACCTACTTGTAGGTTTGTGGTGGTTGCAGTTGCCACATTAGATCCAGAAGCAACCGTAAGTGCAAGAGAAGTACTACCAGACCTTGCTCTTGTCACTCCAGTAAATGCAGTTGTACCAATACCAGCATAATTCATATACTCATAAGTATTTGCATTACGAACTACGATTGTACCAGCAGTTGGGAATCCTGCTGTACTTGCTATACCAACAGTTGTATCAGATGCACTTAGATTTCCAGTAATCTTGGTTGTTGGTGGAAGACTTTCAGATTCATAACGTGCTGGTAAGTTTCCAGAACGCATATATGCTTCTGTATTGACATTATTATTTGGTATTTTATGGCAGTAAATTACATTGCCATCTGGTCCACGGAATCCCCAACGAATGAATCCAGCACCATACCAAGAATAGTCCATATAGAACATCTGCATCTTGGTGAGGTCAATATTATATCCAGAAGGACCTGTGCCATCACACTTATCAATATTCCAAGTTGACTGTGGATATTTTGTATCTTGTGTTTTTGAAATGATTACATAATCTGCAGTTGCTCCTCTATAAGAAGGAGAAATTGTCATGGAAGTATCACTTGCAATGTCAACAATACGATATGATTGTCCACGAAGAACAACAAAATCTCCAATATTCAGTTGTTTTGAAAATACCGTTGGGAATGATGCATTTGTTTGAGTGATTGTATTGTCTCCATTTATAACACTCACTTTTCCTGCAAGTTGATAGGTAGAACTTCTACGAACCGCAGAAAGTGTTTGCCCATCAAACTCAAAGAATATACCATTTTGAGCATCAAAACTTCCAAGACGATTGGAACAACCATACCAACTTGAAACAGAACAATTATAAGTTCCAGATGCTGGTGATGCGGAAGGAGTTGATAATGCAGTATATTGGAAAGTATTATATCCAGTAACAGAAGTAATCGTAAAAGTTCCATTATATGCAGATTCATTTGCACCAGAAATTGTAACTTGAGTTCCTGGTGTTGCTGCCTGAATATTGTGTTGTTCTTTTGTTTGAACCGTTACAGTTGTTCCTGAAGAAGTTAAACTATCAATCTGCAAACTTGGTTTTAGAATAGTACCAGAACTGACTTGAATACCTTTACCAGATTGATAACGGAAATATCTTCTGGTTTGACGAATTGCTTGCTCAAAATTTCCATTTGAGTTTGATGTGAAAATAATTCCACCATCAAATGGTCTGTGCAAAAATTGTCCCTGAGGTCTTACAAAGATTCTTCCACCAGTTGGGTTTGCTGCTGGTGCAGTAGTTGAATAATAAGTAAATGCAGTTGAACTGGTAATTGTTGCAACCACAAAAGAACCATTTGCATTTGTCTGTGATGTTCCAACAACTGAAACCTCATTACCAATTGCAAGACCGTGTGGAACTGAAGTCGTTACGGGAATTGTAGTTCCAGAAGTCCAAGAAAATGTTGGAGTTCCACCAATTTGAGCATTTGTATATGTGGTTCCGGAAAATATACCAGTCTTATTGGGGTCAAAAATATCCGTGACCGTTGTGGTATTTGTTGCTCTTGCAGTATAAGTAAAGTTTGTATTACCAGAACCAACAGATTCTACAATAAAGTTTCCGTTCGCAATATTCAGATAAGCATCTTGGACCGTAATTGCTGTTCCAATTCCAGGTGGAGCACCACCAGAAACTACAACTGTGACTGTTCTTGAGTTAGTAGGTAATGTAATTGTACCGATTCCAGTTATGCCAACGGAAGAAGGATAAGCAAAAGGACGATTATTAATCATCGCAAGATTTTCCCATTTTGTAACCTGACTACCATACTCAAAGTCAGTATCAATCAGTGCTTGTGGGGATGAAACTCTAAATTTATTTACAGGGTCTACATATGCTTCAGAAGGAGTAAACTTCTCATCATACTCATCTACGATGATTTGAAGTTTATCAGTACTACTCATTCCAGAAGTATTATAATTCAATACGACTGTGGTTGTATTCGTACCACTGGAAGTTGAAACAGTATAAGTATTTGCCTTTAGGTTTGAGTCAGAAAAATTATAGATTACCGTGTTCGTCGTTACATTGGTAATCAGAATTAATCGTTCTCTCGGTATGACACGAGGAATAACTATGGTATTTGTGGAAGGTGTGAATGTATATCCAGTTTCCAGTATTGCCTTTCTTGCCATAATTAATGAATACCTTTGATATATTTATGTGTTAGTAAATAGTTGTGACTTCATCAATTTCATTATAAACAATCACCGACTTATCAGTATTTTGTCTCATATATCTTCCTTGCCCTGCACCAAATAGAGTTCCTCCAAACTCATCATATACAGGGTCATAAGGTGGAAAGACATTTGCATCAAGTGTTGTTGTGATTCCCACATTCTCAGAAAACTCTGATGCATAATAAGTTCCAAGTCCAGTAATACTTGGATTATTTGCAGTAGTCTCATCAAACTCATATGCGAGCATTGATGCATATTGATCTAATCTTCCTACGACTGGCATAATCTTATCCTGCTACAAAGTCCAAACTATTTGCAGTTGAGTTGTACTGTATATAGAAGTTTGTGGTTCCTGCGGTTCCACCGAATCTCATTTTATTAGAACTGGTAATACGAAGGTCTCCCGCAACATCAGCAAGGAATTGTGGCGAACTGGTTCCAATACCAACTCTTACATTTATATCATCATAATTAAGTCCTGATGCACCACCGGCAACTCCACCGTTATTATAAATTACCTGCCCATCACTACCCGCAACAGGTCCAATAAGACCTTGAAGACCTTGAAGACCTTGAGCACTTTGATTACCCTGATTACCTTGAAGACCTTGAAGACCTTGAAGACCTTGAGCACTTTGATTACCCTGATTACCTTGAAGACCTTGAGAACCTTGATTACTTAAACCTTGTAGTCCTTGTCTTCCTTGAGTACCTTGAGTACTTTGATTACCTTGATTGCCTTGAAGCCCTTGTCTTCCGTGAGTACCTTGAGTACTTTGATTACCCTGATTACCTTGGAGTCCTTGATTACCTTGAAGCCCTTGTCTTCCTTGAGTACCTTG